GTAGGAACCGCTGTCCAGATTGTACCAGTTGCTATTGAAACAATATCATTTGCAGTTGGTGTTCCGTACAGCGCACCGACTGCAAAGTATTCATCGGTGGTGTATGAGTGCCCAGTTGCTTCATAGACACCAGCTGGGTTTATTGCACCACAAGTCGACCATCCCGCTATTTCAGTAAAGACTGTTGTATTAGCTGTTAAACCGTTGCTACTTGTATCCCCGATGCCAAACCAAGCACCTGCCTCGTCCCGGATCAGGTAGCATGTGCCGGTGCTATTAATTGCTATCTCTTTAACAACGAAGTTAGAATTCCAAGTCGATGCGATGGAACCTGCAATGATCTTAAACGAGGATAGAAGTGTTGGGTTAGCAGTTACAAGTGAAGTGGGAATGTAAACTCCACGCTTACCAACTATAAAAACATTACCAGTTTCTGAAAGGAGGAGCAAAGTCTCCGCGTCGGAACCTTTAATATCTCTCCACGATACAATACCGCCAGTATTTAACGCTGTTCTGGTACTAAAAATAGCGAAGGAAAGCCCGACGTCTGTAGCCATTTGTCTACCAGTATAGTACAAAATACCAGTAGATATCTCCCGCCAGAATACACTATTCTTAGCAACCACCACATCATGATCTGACGTTCCGCAGTCAGCAATCGTGGACGTCGGGTTTGTAGTTGTTCCAAGCCCAAGCTGACCTTCGTCATTCGTGCCAGCTCCCCAAATTGCGCCAGTCGTTTTTCTAAAAAATGTAAAATATGTATTACCAGTTACTAAATCCCAGTCTGTGCCGACACCAACCTGAACCGGAGCATCCCGGCTAGTAGTATCACCAAGACCTAACGAGCCGTTGTAATTGTAACCCCAGGCATACAAAGAACCATCGGACTTAATGCCGAAGGAGTTATAACCACAACTAAACACCCTTGACCAATTAGCATCAGTACCAATTTGCGTCCAGGCTTGGTTAGAAATACTACCTGTCCCAAGCCCAAGACCGAGTTCGCCGTATGACTGGTCGCCAGAGGCCCAGAGTTTTCCGTCTGCATCTACATAGAAGTATGTGGTTTCAGACGCAGCCATTAGTTAACTCGCTGGCAGTGTAATTGTGAAGGTTGTAATAGAAACAGGAGTCCCGACTTCAATGGTAGTGTTCCCCATTGTGATCTGACCACCGGAAGATGCTATCGAACCATCAATCCGTTCCGCTGTAGTAGATGCCCCAACAACGCCTTCCGAGGTGTAAAGTCTAAACCACCCGGCGTTTGCGGCAGCAATCCCAACACCAGACCAGGTTTCAGCGGCCGCTTTGGAAAGAACACCAGCAACTGCATCATCAAAGGTCAAACCATTTGTAGATGCGCCATTGGCTCCAGCGGTGAAAGCAGCCCCAGCTAGTGTGATGTTAAGCAGCAACGTACCCGACTCAACAGCATCCGCACTAGTCGGCTGCGTTCCGGAGTAAAAAGCAATCTTTCCGCCACCGAAAAGTTCCTGCACATCTGCACCAGTACCACCACTTCCAAGCATTGCGTTTCGAGAACCAGTTGAAATACGAATCATGACTATCTCCTATCGTAAGATGCTTACGTATTGTGTTTTTGTCTGGTACGCTGCAGCACTGATAGTGTCTGGCATGTCCAGGAAATCTTTCGTCAAGTGCTCAAACGCACCATCAGCACCGGCAAAACAAATCCCATCTGCCGTTGTGATGAGTAACCCAGTACCACGTTTCTGGAAATTAAACACTGGAAGCGCTGGGCTAATCGCCGGTGCATCGTGAACCTTAACCCGGCGTCCAGGCGTCTCAGCATAAATATGGTTTTGGTCAGAAATGTAAAGGACATTACCAACTCCTTTGATCATGGCAATGTCTGAACTGTGCGCGATGTAACCCTCGTCAAGAATGAAGGTGTGTGGGTGGACTGGCAGTGAAGCGAATGCCACATTTCCTACCACAACGTACATGACACCTTTGAAGTACTCCAGCAACGTGCCGAGTGGTGGGCCAGATGCTGGTGTGGTTTGATCCTGCCCGGTGTATGCGACGAACTCCCAGGCTGATATTGCACCATCCTGGATGTACCCCTTAACCAGGCCATTTGAATAGTAAATCCGGTTGCCGATGTTAGTGTAATACATCGGCACGTCAGCGACGGCAAGAAGAACTGTAACTGAAAAGAACTTGTCAAAGATGACTAAACTATCATCCTTCACAGCAACATTGACCGCGCCATTATTCCAGACATCGCGGAACTTCCCTGCAATGCCAAGAGTCCTACCAGTGCGTTGGTTCGCCCGAAATCTATCATCGATGTCCACGTTTACAGCTTGTACAACTTCCACAAGCCCTGTGTTGGGGTCAACGATTAGGCTTTTGGGATCAACAAGGTTGTTGAGACCACGAACGCCCTTAGCAACTTGGCTATGTACAGCCATTAGTGCAACCACACACTGCTTTTACAAGCAATACGCCGCTTTGAAATGTACTCTAAAAACTGAATAAAATAGCCCTGGTGCAGGCCAAGCTGCGCGGCCATATTAACCTTCTCACCCTCAACACCATCTTCTATAATATTGAAGACCAGTGCAGCCGCAAGGTGGATAAACAGTCCACGTTGTAGGTGTGGTGGTATGTAATCTGGAACTGGATCAGAATCACCAGTGAGAGCCGTTGGCCAGACCATGTATAGGATCGGATAAGTTGTGGCCGAGGAGGGAATTCCCTGGTAGTACATGATACTTCCCTCCAAGGCCACTGTATGAACAGGCCCGGACTCATCTAACAGTGGCGTAGCCCCCATTAGTTGTTTGACACCATCGGTTGCAATAGCCAAGCTTGTGCTATCGTTTCCGACGAAGAGCAGCTTCCCGTTGAAACCAGTTGGCATCGTTGCCCAAGCCTGGTCAACTACGGTGGTGAAAAGGCCGATCCTCTTTAAGTCTGGAATGACGACGGAGTCAGCAACGGACATCAATGCCTCGTTGATCTTCGCATCTACCATATCTTCAACTGTAGCGCTGGTGTCCCGAACAATTATTAGGACTTCATCACGCAAATCTGCAAGTGTCACGGCCATTTCACTACCCCATTGATCAAGTCAGAAACGTCAATAATTGACTTTTCAAACTGGTTGGTTACATGTCGTCAAGAACGGATACGAGCATCTTGACACGGAATTTTCCAGCGGTGATTGCTGCGGAGCTGGAAAGCGAAGCATAGATACATGGGACTGTGGCAGCTGCTCCGGTTAAAATCGAGGTACCAGCAACGCCGGTATTCGCTACGATAGCCACGCCCAGGTCACTGGCGGTGGCGGCCAGAACGGAAACGGCAGCCATGGTGCTGAGGTCTGTCGCATTCAGAGTGTCATCGACATCGACAACGCTGACAGCCCCACCGGTAGTAATGTCGTCAGTTGCAAGTGTCCCAGTGCCAACGGTACAAGCAACGGTTCCACCGGCAAACGCTTCAGTGACATCAGCCACACACTGGTGGATGAGGACTTTCTGCCCGGCCTTTGGAAAAGAAAACAGAACTGCTTGTGCATCATCAGCATCTGCATTCACTTCCGCACTGGTAATCCAAAACGGATTAGCAGGAGTAGGACCGCGCTGGTCATTACGACGTAAATCAAGAATTGCCATCTTTTATCTCCTCTATGAAATGATCGAGTACTTGACGAACAGGATAACAGTCGGTCCTGTTGTGGTCGTACCCTTAGCGAATGTCGCGGTCAGCATACCGGAACCATCATTGAACCACTTGCCCTTCGAACCGGGCTGAGCATCGTCGGTCGCGCGAATTGTCTTAACCGCGACGGTAGTCCCAAGTGTGGCGTCAATAAAACCATCTGGATCAGCTGTGGTACTATTCCCCGCGAAGCCTACAGTCGCGGTGCTGTTTGGGGTACCTCCGGTACCTGCGGTAACTACCTGCAACCACACATCCTCAACAAAGGCATTCCGAGGAATACGAATGAGGTTGTATGCACCGTCAGCTGGGTTAACCAGCGTATGGCTTCGTGCAAGGTAGCTAAAATCGGCGATCTTATTAGCGATCTTGTCCATGCTAAGCTCCTTTCACGGGCTTGTTTAGTTCAACTTAGCAGCGTAGGAAAGGCCAGTTACAATACCGTAGTCAACGGAATCGAACTTGACTTTTTTCAGGCCAAGAATTCCACCACCACGGATCATGACGTAGCGTTCTGCGTCACGAGTGTAAGGGACGAAGTTCATGACCGTTGATTTCGAATCACCAGCACCACCCCAACCCATGACACCAGCCTGGGCGCCGAGCAAAACACAGCGGTATTCATTGGCCGCCGGGGAGTACATGCGATCGGACTTAGAAACCATCAGCCCGTTGTACTCAAATTCGACCTGCGGCTGACCGAGTTTCTGAGCAGCTCGTTGCAGGTCGCCCCAATGGCCAGCGTTCATGTTCGTACGCATCTGATCGAATGCGTAGGTGTGGAGGATAACGCGATAGAACTTTTTCCCGCCAACCATCAGCGGACGAACTTTGTAGTTCAACGCTGCGGTTGGAAGCTCAGCAAGCTGCTTCATCCGATCCAGGAACGGAAGGTCAACCACGTCAGCACTGGTCATCGACCCGGCAGTACCGTCGTTCACTTTGATGTAGCGATCGGTGGACGGCTCTTCACAGGCATCAGCGAATGTGGTGCTGGCAATTTGAAAACCAGAGTTACCACAGAGCATAGCGAACATGTAAGTGGAAAGTTTCTGACCCCACCACTCTTGCAGCCCTTGCTTCCCTTCATCCATCAGGTTGTAAGGAACGCGTTGCTCTTCCATCTTTCCGCCAGTATCAACGGCATGGTTGAGCTCTTCGATAGTCGCCTTGAAGTTCCGGAAGCGCAGCTTCTCTTCGTTACCTTCAACAGTGTTATCGCCGACGATACCCTCGCCGGTTAATGGCAGGCGAATACCGAAGGTCATCTGATCGCCTTCGCCCTTGCCGAGGTCTAACTTCTCCATGATAATGGAGTTGGAGTCCTTACCGATGAGCTCGTTGAACTCAACATCAGTTAAAAGGACTTTAAACAAATCCCGCGCCCACTTCTTACGAGTGAGCAAATCATTGGTAACAAATCTTGTTTTTGGATCAGCCATTGTGGTCTCCTTCCAGGTTAGTCGAGCTCATCCCGCATGTATAATGCGTAAACATCTGCGGGAACTTTAGTCAGTTCTTCTTCGGACAACTTATCAATTCGCCCGGTTGTCCAGCCGGTTTTGTTATTCGTAGCGCCGCTTGGCATATTCGACAAGCTCGGTGCTACTTTCTTTTCGCTCGGCTTCTTTGGAACACCTGGAACCTTAGCGACTTCCTTCTTTACAGCTTTATGGTCGGGGTGGTGATCCTTGACAAGTTTGTACATCTCCTTATAAGGATTACGTTTCGACCAGACGGTATTGGCAATGTGCTGCGCGACTTCATCAGCACTACCACCATGCTCCTTGACATATGCGGCGGATAGCATTTCTACCACATCGTCGAAATTACCCTGGGTGCAGACATCTTTAACATCTTCAAACTTAGGGTTAAGCTCCATTAGCTCAACCATTTCTTCCAGGACCTCTTCCCGACGAGCGACTGCTTTAGCGTCCTCCGGGTCGAGCTCATCTTCAGTGATGATGTCCTTATCAACCAGCGCTTGATTCTGCGCTTCCAATTTATCTTCAAATGTTTTTAGTTGCTGCTTCTGCGCGCGAAGCATCTGGCGGAGAGAAGCATTTTCCAACTTCGTCTGCGCAGCTTCGTCAACTACATCTTCTTCAAGATCATCGTCAGGTACTTCCTCGCCTTCAGCCTCCTCCGCACCTTCCTCCGTACCCTCATCTGTTCCAGCATCTTCTTCACCTTCGCCCGCAGCTTCTTCATCTCTTCCACGATCCAGCTCATCAACGGCATCTTCAGATAAGTCCAGGTCACCTTGCTCCTCCACGATTTCTTCTACCAGTTCTTCGCCCATCATTCTCCTCCAGTCTTGGGTTGATTCTTACTGTCGATTTTGGCCATTTCAAGCGCCATGTCCTCTTCCCTCCGCTGCTCATAAAAGTCCATTACACGGCGCTGAACCGACATGGGCAAATTCCCATACTCCATCATAACATCAGGAGGAATGCTTCCAGGATTGGACGCATTGTAATCAGCTAGCATACGCATAGTGGCTAAGCGTGTAGAGGTAGATTCTATATCTTCATCAACAACAATATCATACTCAAGAGCGGAAATGTCATTGAACCCTTCTTGACCTGGGTTCATCTGAGAATTGATGCTTATCAGCTCCATTCCTTCCTGCCCTTCGATCCGAACCACCTCTTCTTCGGTGACGTATTGCTGGATCAACGACAGCATTTGGATGGCTGACAAGTGGCGACTTTCCTTGTAGTTACTGAATAGAATGTGGAGCACAGCGATGTTCTGCTCTTGCCGCATCTGGGTAGTAACGCCAGGTTCGCGCGATGATGTCTGGACACCCATTAGTGAATCTTGAATGCCACTTGTATCTTTCATACCCTGGGAGTTCATCCCATCTAGGTACTGGTAAATTGGGGATATTTGGGGTTGCTGGGAGAACTTAACCTTGTCCAGTTTACCAGCCATAACCTCCATGTGGTAGGTCGGGTCAGCCCCACGTTCTTCATACTCTTCAATGTTTACAATAGCTCCAACCTCGTGCATCAGTATTCCACGCGGCGCGGTTTGGAGTAAATGGGTAAGCTGCCTCCGCATGGAATTTAAATTCCTCTGCGGATCTTTCATCATAGCTACTGGGCCGAACCAGCGATTGTTATCTTCATCATTGTACGCTCCATATTGGATGTATGGAAAGGAACTGTGACGATACGGAGTTGGACCCGTGTCAACCAGTGTGTCACCACAAAACAGGGCGTAATATACGTTTCTCTTGAACCCGTCAACCGAGTCGAGGGTTTGTGTTTCGTCCAGTTGGAAGATTTGCCCATCAGATATTTCAACCCCCTCGCGAAGTGCGCGTTCAAACTGCTTAAATGCGTCTGGTAGCAGCCATTCCTCTTTATTAGTAACCGGGTTGATGAACCACTTAACCTTGTCGAGGTGTTTAAACCAACCTTCAACCAGGCGGTATTTTTCAGTAGTAATGTCGTAGAACGCTGGGGTGTCCAGATTTGCCCCGCCGAACACTTTTAACTGAGCTAATGGGATATCTGGGTAGCGCGCGGCCAGCTCAAACTCATCCAACCACTTGTCGCGGAAAAAGTATCTGGAGTCCTCGCTAATATCGTAGCAAGTTGATTGTGGATCAGGCCAGCAGTCCCGAGCAGCAACGCGCTCCGTCCGCAGCTGCGGGCGAAAAGGGTTTTCGTCGTCGACCCAGTAGTGTTGAAAAGACCAACCGGCTTTAATCATGTGCTCGAAGCAGCTAAGTTCGACGCGCGGGGAGTTGATCTTGTTTCTGAAATGCTTAAACGTCCCGGCCATTAGTTCAGCCAGGGCAACGTCATTGGTTTTACTGGGAACTGGAAGTGGAGCTTGCTTCATCTGAGCGCCAAGCCCGACCAGCATGTCGATTTTCGGCTTCACCTCGTTGTAAACGGTGCAGGGGCGGCTTAGATCAGCGAGTTCCTGTTTAACCGCCTTGGAGTCTTGGTCGCCAGCGTAGAATCGATAATCCTCCATAGATTCTTTCCGGAACAACGTGGCGGCTTCAGCACCCTCCGCTTCGTGCAGCCAAATGGTAAGCTGCTTGATGAGTGAAACCGGGTCCTGCATGAATTCTAATTTCTTATCGCTCATATTTATCTCGTCATCCAGGAGTCACGGCCAAGTGCAGCTTTTCTTTGTTCACGACGACTTTTCTTCTTCCGTCCAGGTTTAGCCCATACCTTACTAGCCATGGAATGGAAGTATTCTGTTAAGCACAGCGCGTCGGCTATATTCGGGGAGGCGACACCACGGCGCTTCATATCTTTTTTCGACTCCACTTTGTACCCGCCATGAGCGTTGAACTCGTAGCGCGGTTGGGACAACTCGTTGCAAAGTTCCTGCCCCATGGAGATGCCATCAATGTTTAGATCACCAGGGAAGGAGTACAAACCCTTCATGCACTTTTCACGGACGGCGAGCCAGAGTTCGTCCCGCAAACGCTCATACTTTTTTATGTCGGAGGAGGATGCCGACACATTAACCCCGAAGCACCTTGGATGTCCGTGTTTCTGAATCCAGTCGGTAACCCCCGCCCCGACTCCTATCTCATCAATGGCGAGGCCTTCAGCGTCAAGCATGTCATATGTTTCCAGGATGAAACCACCGAGCGTGATAGTGTTGAGGCCATTGAACTCCTTCCAAGGCGAAATGATTAGTCCCTGGCGGGGAAGGATGATGCTGGAATCATCGCCGTAGCGCGCAACGTCAACGCCGAGGTATAATGGTTCGTCATCAGCTACGATCAATTCATCATTGTTTAGGCATTGTTGCGCCCAGGCCAGTGGGATTAGCGTGTTCTCACTGTCTAGGGGTGGGTCACCCAGGACACGGATGCGATACACGTTACTGTCCATTCCGTACTTCTTAGCCATGTATTCGCAATATGACTGTTTTACATTTGAACTTTCGTCGCTGCGCCAGTGGAGTTTCTGCCAAGCGTTTTTATGCTCGAAATGGAAGTGGCTGTCGTAGAAGTAGCCACTGTTCCGGGTCATGTTCCCGATCATTATGGCCCAGTTGTCTTCCTGTGTCAGCGCGCCTTCCAATGTGGTATAAACTGGATCGACAACACCAGACGCTTCGTCGACGAGAACCATGAAGTGATCGCCGTGGAGACCGGCTAGTGTTTCAGCTTGTTCCTCTACACTGGCTTTCGCGGCTGGGGAGATCGTTCGAACCCACCAGGTATCCGGCGCGCTTTTGTGAAAGAACTTCTGCTTCTGCTTTACGAATTCATCTTTGACTTTTGACTTTGCCAGCCATTTGCCAAGCTCCGACCAGAGGATATCTTGAAGCTGCCGGGATGTTGGTGCGACGCAGGCGATCTTCGCATCTTTCCTCGTTACCATGTACCAGAGAATTACCCAACTGGCCCACGCGTCCTTACCGGTTCCGTGACCGGAGCGGATGGTGATTCGGCGACCTTTCTGGGGACCGTCGCGGAGGGCAACCAAGCCTTCCATCTGCTGTTCGGACGGCTCAACTTGGATGCAGTCGCGAACAAATGCGACGGGATCATTCCTCCACTCCCGAATGCGGGACAAAATCGCGTCATTCACCTTTCTTTTCTTTCCGAGGCTAAATTCCATTCCAAACTGGTGACCCAACCAGTGGCTAAATTCCTCCGACTGGTTAGAGGCATGGGAGCTCCTCGATTTGACCTTCTTCCTCTTCACCCGCGTCAATTACAGTGGAAGCCACGCCGGGGATGGTTTGTCTGACACCGGTGATTTCTTCCGTTTCCAGTAATGTCAAATAACCGACCAGACCATGGATTTCCGTCGGCCGCCCCTGGGATACGAGTTCTTTATCCTTTAGGATTTTAAACGCAGCAACGATATCGCGCAAAGACGCTTCGTATAACTTATCATCGGTGATGGCGTTTAAAAGCTGGTATTGAATTTTGGTGAGTTGGACGTGTTGGAGATCGCTGTACTTCTGCATTACAGCTTCGTCGTTTTTCAGCCTTGTGGTTAGTTTCTCCACGGATCGTGCTTCACTGGTTAGCGGGCCAATAGCACGACGGGCCACGGACGCTGAATCTTCCACAGCGTCTAGTTTGAAGTCTGGCATAGCCATTGCTTGGTTTGACATAGCATAGACCTTGAGTTAAGGGAATGCGCTTAGTCGCGCGGGTGTAGTTATGTGTAACATGTGGCCTCGGAGAATGCAAGTGAAAAATGGAACCTTGCACATTTTTCTTCCAATTGGTTTGCCCGTGGCTAAATTTACTCCAATGCGTGGCTAAACACGTGGCGAAATTTACTCGGTTAGTGTCGACTCAGCGCATCCGCGCCGGGAAAACCAAATCAACCACCAGAAACGTCAATAATTGACCTTTTATACTGGTTGTTCTGCCAAGCCAGTGCCTCTCAATCTATTTTTCAACTCAAATAGAAAATACGGGCAATCTATTAAACGATGGGGGATGCCTGGGGGCTCGGGGGGGGCTTCGACAGCGCACATGCACGGCCGGATTAGGTATAATTTGATTGTCCAATGGCACGGACGTTAAACCTTGCCAGTGGATTAGCACCCACCTGTTCTTTGACAATTTTGGATTCTTGAATCCCAAGCCCAGTAACCGGCAATGATTAACGGCTGCAATCGTCGCGGGTGGATAACTCGAAAGGATCAATATTATGAGTGAAGAAACCGCGAACGCATCTAAAATCCGCCGCACCATTACACTTAACAGCGAAGATATGTCGGTGCGGATAGCTGAACACACCGGGACGCAGACCGGCGGTGATTATCTGGAAGTCCGGGCGGAGGAATATGAAATTGATGGACTACCCGCTGGGATTACGGATACCTGCACGCTTCATGGCTTGGCGCAGAAATTATCTGACCATACGGCGGGGAAGTCTGACGATAAAGGTTATAGCGCGGATCAGCGCTTCGACCTGATCGGGGAATTGTTCGGGCAGTTGGTAGAAGGTGACTGGACGAAGAAGAGTGGAGGTGGTGGAACAAAGCTGAACCAGAAGCAAATTGCCAGCAAGATGGAAGAACTTGGCCTAACACCGGAACAATATGAACTGGCTAAAAAGATGGGTCTGATTCAAGGATGAAGCGCACCAGCGAAGAACAACTGGCTATCGATGAGCTGTGTAAAAAGAAACTGAAAGAGTGTTTCCCAAACGGTATCCCAGATAAAGACCAAGAAAAGCTGCTCCGTAAAATTGGAATTCTGAAGGATTAAACAACCAAACACTTCCCGCGACGATTAGAGCTGTTAATCAATCATTGGAAACAATAACAAAGGAGGTGTGACTGATGGAATTTCTGTTATTCGTATTCATCGTCCTGGTCGTGGCCGGGTCATTTCTAAAACCCAAACCCCATGGAGGTCAAAATGCGAAGAGAAGGAAAACGGATTGAAATCCAGTGGGATGAAATCCAGTGGGATGACATCGT